ACAAGATCGTTTTAGAAGGTGAGCTCATTACAGACACATCGCCAAAAGTGAAAGAGGATGAAATTGTCGTGCCTTACAATGTGTTTTACTCTCTGTATAAACACGGACAGCGTGGACAACGTTTGGGATATGAAGTGAGTATTTTATTAGATTCTTTATTGAAATTACTAGGTGCAGAGTGTGGAAGACCTAGAATCTCAGGATTAGTCCATGACTGCCAGGTAGAAGGGGCTAATTGGTTAGATTTAGCTGAAAAGATTATTGATAAGAGAAACTTAGCCAAACTACCAGCATAAAATTAATTAAAAACAGACCGCACTTTTGTGCGGTTTTTTATTGGAGCAAATATGAGTGAAAAAATATCTGGAATTTATATCGATATTGATATCGAGACAGCAAAATTACTTAATGCAGCAACAAGTTCTGATATTGCTTTAGGTAAATTGGAAAAAGCAACAAACGATGTTACGCAAGCAATGCAAAAAGCGGATAATGCATCAAATCAACTTGGTGGTGGCATAAATAAGGTTGCAAAATCTGTTAATGCCGCGACATCATCAATGAAACAAGGTAGAGCAATTGTCCAACAATTAGGCTATCAATTCCAAGATATTGCTATTCAAGCTCAAACAGGAACTAGAGCTCTTGTAATCCTTGGGCAACAAGGTTCTCAAATTCTCTCTCTCTTTGGTCCTATGGGGGCTATTGCAGGTATGATCCTTGCTATTAGTTCAGCAATGGGATCTGCATTATTCCCAAACTTATTCGCTTCCACAAATGCTACAGAAGATTTAGAGAAAGCACAAAAAGCTCTGAGCGAGGTATTAACTGAAAATAGTGATGGTGTTTATTTACTTTCTGAAAAATTAGCTAAGTTAGCAAAAGAAAATGAGCAAGCAGCAAGAACAAAAATAGCATCTAGCATGATGGAAGCTAGACTTGCTATTAAATCAGCGGCGAATGCAACTCAAGATGCTTTTAAGCAATTTGATAGTTTTTTTAGCTTTCTTGGTACTAATGCAACAGCAAGCGTTCAGAATGCAATCAAAGAATTAGATGATTATTCAAAAACAGGAAAAGATGTCACAAAAGCTGTTTTAGAGATGGGTGATTCTTATGGTGGGGCAATAGCTCAAATTGCAAACTTAAGCACTGTTTCTGAAAAAATGGCTGAACAATTAGGAATTAGTCAATCAGAAGCTGTAGGATTGTTAAAAATTCTTAATGAGTTATCAAAAGATCCATCACCTAAAAATATGGATTTATTAAGACAATCACTTTATTTACTAAGTGAAAAAAGCAATTGGTCTAATGATTCTCTAACTAAATTAACTCAAACGGTCGATAAGAATGCTTCATCAGCACTAAATGGAGAGGCCGCTTTAAGAATGTTAGAGCAGGCATTTAAAGATCTAAATAACGCCATTCTAAAATCAGACCCCGCTTTAAAAAGCAATGAGGCTAAATTAAAAAGCCTTGTCGATGCTTCAAAACGATATGCTGACACAGTAGGGAAAACAGCAAGAGAAAAAGCCATTTATGATGCACAAAACACTAAAGCATCAAAAGAATCAATTGATAGTGCAATCAAGCAGATCAATGCAAACTATGATGTGGTTGAATCAGAAGAAGAAAGAATTAAAAAAAGGAAAGAAGCAGAAGCGGCCGCAAAAAGGGCAGCAAAACAAAGCGAACAAGCACAAAGGCAAATTGAAAACCAATTAACGCAGCTTGGTAATCAATATGAGATTGTTGTTTTAAAACAACAAGGCATGAACCTTGAAGCTGTAAAAATGGAAGCTGTAATGCGACTTGGGGCAAGTGCAACAGAAGAACAAAAAAGAGCAGCAGAGAAGCTAGCATTAGGCATCTATGCTGCTACAACCGCAATGAATAATTTTAATTCCTTGCAAGCTCAAGTGTCGCCAGTTTTTGCATTAGAACAACAGCACCAGAAACAGTTACAAATAATAGAAGAGTATAAAACGTTATACCCTCAGTCTATTGCAGAAGCAGAAGCTGTTCGTGCAACAATCGAAGAACAATACAGACAGAAAAGGATTGAGGCACAGTGGGATGAGTGGAAGCAATCAAGTGAAGCTGCGAATATGTTTGGTTCAGCTATTGAAGCTTTAGAGCAAAGTGCGGTATCGACGCTAACTGGAATATTAAACGGCACAATGTCTTTACGTGATGCGTTATCTTCTATTGCCAATACTGTTTTGAATAGCGTGGTGCAGAGCCTTGTTGAAATGGGAATGGCGCACGTTAAATCAATGATTATGGGTCAAATGGCTGCCAAGGCTGCGACTGCAGCACAAGTTGCTCAAGCTGCGGTTATTGCTTCAGCTTATGCTCCAGCAGCATCTATGGTTTCTCTTGCAACACAAGGGGCTAATGCCGCACCTGCACAGGCTGGTATAACAACAACATCTGCATTAGCTAAAACGCTCGCTGTTACTGGTCGTAAGCAAGGTGGTCCTGTATCTGCAAATCAAATGTATAGGGTTGGTGAGAACAATCAACCTGAGATTTTTAAAGCCAATAACGGAACTCAATATATGATACCAGGTAATGCTGGTCGAGTTTTCAGCAATAAACAGTCAAGTGGTGGTGGAGCACAAGAAAGAAACGTAACTGTTGTCATCAATCAAACAAATCACTTTAACTCTAGCAAAGATGATACAGGAAGCCTATCTGAGTTTGCTAAAGGATTAACAAAACAGATAAAAGCAACAGTTAGAGAGGAGCTTACATTACAAATGAGAGTGGGTGGTATTCTGGCGAGGTAAAAATGGAAAGATTTAATTTTAACGTAGAAATGAATTATGACGTTCAGCATGAGCCTTTAGTTAATCAAGTACAGTTTGGTGACAATTATAGTCAGAGAACATCAAAAGGTATTAATTCTGATTTATGTAAATACTCAAATTTAAGGATAATTTGTGATGCCGATGTGAAACACCAGATTGATACATTCTTGAAATCACATGGTGGCCACAAAAGTTTTTTATGGAGAAGCAAAACTGAAAACAGAGATGTTAAGGTGTTTTGCCCATCTTGGTCATATAGAGAGAATGGAGCAGTATTTGAGTTTACATTGAATTTTATTGAAACATTATAAATAACATAAGGCAGGCATATGAGCATTTACGGACAACTTGAAGTTACCGTTGAGCTTATTAGACAGATATCTAGACAAGTGGTTAATGAAACAATTGAAGATAACTTTAGGCAAGGAGGTGTGTTCGCATGATCAGCGCAGAAATGAAACTTGAGCTTTCAAAGCTTGAGCAAAACGCCATGATCGACTTGTTTGAAGTGGATTTACGCGGTCTGAAAGATAAAGACGGCATGAATGGTGAGTTATACCGCTTTTATGCCGGTACAAACGAAATGCTTAATCCAATTGTGTGGCAAGGTAACACTTATCAACCGTTTGGGGCAAGCGCGACGGGATTTTCTTTGTCTGGAAAAGGACCGTCAAACCGTCCACAATTAACGCTCGCGAACTTCAATGGGTTTGTGACGGGAATTGCCAATCGCTTTGATCAATGTCTTGGTGCGATTGTGCGCAGACGACAGGTCTATGTACAACATCTTGATGCAGTAAATTTCAAAGATGGAAATTCACAAGCAGATCCAATGCAAGAAGTACTTAGTTTTTTTATCATTGAGCAGTTATCTGTATTAAAGCGTGACGTTGCCGTGTTTGTGCTTGCGTTACCAACGGAAACGGACAATGCATTGATTTCTTCTCGAACAATTAGCATCCATTGTGGATGGTTGTATCGTTCTGCGGAATGTGGCTATACCGGTCCACCCGTCGCAGACGAGAAAGATCAACCCACAAAAAATCCGAAAAAAGACAAATGCAGTTGTTTAATTAGCGGTTGCAAGTTAAGGAACAATACGCGCAATTACGGCGGATTCGTTTCTGTTAATAAGTTGAGTTAAAAAAATGAATGAAAAGCTAAAACAAATATTAATCGACTACGCAAAACAATGTGAGCCGTACGAAATGTGCGGTTTTGTTGTTTTTAACGGTCAAGAAAAAATTTTCATCGCTTGTGAAAACATCGCTGAAGATAAAGAGAATCACTTTGAAATCTCAGCAGATGATTTCTTAAAAGCAAATCAATACGACGGCATTGTCGCTCTTGTTCATTCACACCCTGACGGCAAGCCGTTTCTATCCGCAATGGATCGTCAAACACAGTTGTTCTCAAATCTTGATTTTTGGCTTGTCTGTCATGATGAGGTCCACGAGTTCCCCGTTATTCCACCACTTATCGGGCGCGATTTCATTCATGGAAAAACAGATTGCTACACGCTATTCCGCGATTTTTATCGCTTGGCTGGCATTGATTTCCCAGATTTCGAACGTGACGACTTCTGGTGGGAAGATGGTCAGAATCTGTATCTAGATAACATGGAAAAGCACGGTTTTGAGCGTGTTTTTGATGAAAAAAGGGTGCAGGTAGGTGATGTTATTTTGATGCAAGTCGGTGCCGACGTGCCAAATCACGCTGCGATCTATATCGGTAATCAGCAAGTATTACATCACAGCCCAAAACGGCTTTCTAAGCGCGATCTATATGACGGGTATTGGCTCAAGCACACGCACAGCATTTGGAGATTTAAAGAATGGTCAACGTTAAATTTTACGGCAGTCTTAGACAGTTTGGAACTTCATTCAAAATAGATGCAGAAAACACGGCGGAAATCATTCGCGCGCTCACTTCTCAAATCCCAAAACTGCGGGAATTTATTCAAAAAGGCTACTTCACAGTACGAATCGCAAAAGAATACATAGATAACCGCTATCTAGAAAAAGGGCTTTTTTACAAGCTAAAAGAAGGCATGACGGTTCATTTTACGCCTGTTTTAAAAGGATCTAAACGGGGAGGCGTGTTTAGTGTGATTCTCGGGGCTGCTTTGATGGTTGCATCAATATTTGTGCCGGGGGCGGGATTATTCGGAGGGCTTATTACAAAAGGCGCAGTATTCGGTATGGGAGCTACACTTGCTCTTGGTGGTGTTGCGCAGTTACTTACACCGCAGCCGAAAATGCCAGCAATCAATGAAAAAGAAAAGAAACAATCCACTTCGTTTTCGAATTTATCAAACATGGCCGCGCAAGGTCGGATGGTGCCGTTAGCTTACGGTCGGATTCGTTGTGGCAGTCTTGTTATTTCGCAAGGTGTTCAAACGCTCGATGTAAATATCGTTGAGAAAAATCAAAATACCGGGTTTTCAAAGGGATAAGTTATGGGTGGAAGAAAAGGTGGGGGCGGTCATACACCGTACGAGGCACCGGAAAGCGGACAATCTAAGCAGTTTGTTTCAATTGTTGAAATTGTGTCAGAAGGTCAGATCAAAGGCTTGGTTGACGGTGTTAAATCTGTTTATTTAAACAACACACCTCTACAAGCCAGCGACGACAGTTATAATTTTAAAAATGTTGAAGCGCAAGGGCGCATTGGTACGCAAGATCAAGAAGTGATGGAAGGGTTTAACACTTCTGAAAAAGAGATTGCGGTCAGTACACAAGTAAAAAAGCTTACACCGATTACACGCACGATCACGGATAGAAAAGTCAGCCGTTTACGGTTGACGCTCGGAGTTCAGTCGCTTTTTCATCAAAACGACAAAGGTGATGTTTACGGCTCAAAAGTTGATTTTACAGTAACAATCGGTGAAAGAAGTCATCTTGTATCAATAAGCGGAAAGTACAGCTCTCAATACTTGAAACAAGTTGAATTTGGCGACCTGCCACCGGTTCCATTTCAAGTTAAAGTTGAACGTGTGAATGCGGACAGTAAATCACAGCGTTTGCAGAATAACACGATCTGGGCGAGCTACACTGAAATCATCGAAACGCAATTTGCGTATCCGAACACCGCAATTCTTGGCATTCGTTTTGATTCGGAATATTTCAGTTCAATCCCGAACCGAACCTATGAAATTTACGGTATCGAAATGAAAGTGCCGAGCAATTACGATCCATTTGAGCGCACTTATACGGGATTTTGGGACGGTACATTTAAGATCGCATGGACCAATAACCCGGCTTGGATTTTATAC